CCCTTTTCTAATAAAATAATCAATTAATCATCAATTAACTCAGGGAAAAACTTATTCAAAAATGGTTTACTAAAAGTTATTGCTATAAAAGGAGGTGATTTAATGTCTGTATTTGTGAATAGATGATCATATGTGTGTATTAATGCATATTTCAAATTAACATCTTGAGTCATTTTAAAAATTAATGAGATCGCCTGTTTGCAAATGCTCTCAGTGGAAATACAGAGACAACTTATGATAGAATATTTTAATCCTATAATCCTCTTCCAAATTACATATGGTTGAAATGTTTTACCAATTTCCTTTGTTTGACTAATTAAATTACTGATATTGATTGATGATAACCAGATATCTATGTCATTCATACTATTATCTTGTAACATAATACCAGCCTCATTCTTAAATTCATCAATATTTGAATCCAATAAATCAATTGCATCCAGTATAAAATCTCCTTTCAACCCTTCTGATGGTAACATTTCTTGTTCTAGTGTAGAGAATTCATCTTTTTCATCCCTTTCCTCCCAATCATTTGGCAATCTCAGTCGTTCTTTAGTTATGATAGAGATTTTAGGTTTTGACAATTCTAAAGATTCAATCATGTCAACTAAAATTTCCTCTGAGAGGTCTTCCAACTTAAAATTAACTGAAAATGCATGATTTTTTATCAAATCATGGAATTTAACTCCAAAGCAATCAAAATTATAAAATAACTTCCTATCATCATAATCACTTGCCAATAGTCCTATCGGGGTATTCATTATCACTTTTGATTCTGAGTCCAGTAAACTAATCAACTCATCACCTACACTAATATCATATGCATCAATAACCACATTTGACAATCTTTGAGCATACATGTGAAATCCTACATTAACATGTGAGCTAATGATTTTGTCACCATAATACATGAATTTTCCCTTTTTTATGTTATTCATCATAACATCTTTACTAGTGTCCGTCAATTCCAGAGCTCTTTCTAGTAAGGAGTAAATACTATAATCATTTTTGAATGAATTCAAGAATATTGCATATCTTCTTTTCCTCTTTTCAAAACACATTATTACTGAACCTAATTGCAATTTTAATGAAAAATCACCATAATATTTCCCATCATCATTCTTTTTTTGTTTCTTTATCCAATTATGTAATATATAACCAGTTCGCTCAGTCCACAAAGTAACATCATCAATCTTATTGTATAACAGTAACATCATTAAGATTTTCTTCTTTGAGTTAATTGGTATACTAGCATCTGTGCAATATAGATCAATGTCCTCACTATTCATGAGATGACCGATATCAGGATGTGTATTATGAATTTTATAGTATAATATATAATAATTAAAAATCATATATAATTTATCATATGCTCTTATTTTTGAATTTTCTATAATGGGTTTTGAATAATCTGATCCCACTAATTGCTGATATCTATTGAATTGCATCAGATTAACATATGTTTGATCATAAGTTCGAGTGGATGGTCCATACACAATTGCTTTCATAGGTCGGGAATTATATCCAGTTAGTCTCAATAAAATGACAATTAATGATCTTATTTTTTCTGATTTTGTCCCTGCCAACTGATCTAATGTTAAATTTAATGTATCCCTCAATATAGGAACTATCCTCTTAAGATTTATCCAATCTCTTTTAAAACTATTTGGATGATCAGAATCATTCACATTTTGAGAATGAACCCAAAAATGTGTTAATAACTCATTCAATGGATTCTTTATACGGACAGTCACCTCATTGAGTTGTAATTGCCTTACATTCATTGTTTCTAAAGGGTCTCTATAATTATAATTGAAATAACTTGATGACATAAGAATTAAATTTTTATACTCATTCATATATGGATAATATCTTTCATATGGTACTTTATCATCCTTCTTTTCAATTAAGTATTGTAAACACTCATGATATGTGAATGCTTTTGTTATAATCTTCCCCTTAATTCTCTCAAATTCAGCCTTTTTTTGTTTAGAATATGGAATTTCAAATGATTTTGCTGAAACAGTGGCTGATACTCTTGCATAGTAAATGGATGCTGCAGTGGTCCTTAATGCTTCAGCAGATCCATATTGATACAATTTTAAATAAGTTTTAATTTTAATTTCATGAAGATTTTGTGGTTTCCTAAACATGAGTAATGGATTCTCTTCAATATAATTTTTAATTTCCTCCCATGATATGGGTACTTTTCTTCTGATAGCCTGCAATTTTCTAATGGGACCCATAGCAGCTTCAATTCTGCATAGACCAACAAAAAGATTATCAAAATTATTTAATTCAGCAAATACTTCTAAATCACTCACTTCAACTAGAGTATGACAATTATTAAATAAATTTAATTCCATGTCTGTTAATGATTCCATATTATTCATGATATGATAATTATGTAATTCAGGCCCCAACATCAACATTATAGCAGGATTACCAATAGGATAAATTCCCAATTGATATGGGCAATATTCCCTTCTAATACCAAGTTTACCAGGGTCATTAACACCATCTTGATTTGTGTGATAAATACTTTCACAAAATAATTTATTGAAATAATGAGCACACATGAATAATTCTAAACTACCACCATTTTCCACAATTTGTCGACATGTGTTGTATGACTCTTTGACCATTCTAAAGAAAGAGTCGGTATTGACAGGATTAACACTGGCTATGGCAAATTTCAGAAGAGTGGGATACATAGTCATATTTGATCCAAATAATGAGTTGAACTCACTAATAACAAAGGATATGGAGCTTTTACTAGTTGATGTCCACATGTTGAAAACTCTCTCAGAAACTTCTTGAGCTTTAATGAATAAATTGATCCTAAGCCTAACCCTATTAACTCCATCCATTGGTAATGATTGTGCAGTGTAGGAATCATCTGATGATATGATATCACGCCAATCACCAGGTGTTATATTTGATCTTGTACATAATCGTTTATATATTTCATCTCTTAAGCTAATCATACATAGATGATGCAAAGATGATGTATAATGTAAAATTCCTTGACCCATGTTCGATTCATTTATAAAAAATAATGATTTGTCATGAAGGAATTTTTCTTTCATATGTTGTAGATTTTTACTAAGTCCATTTGCATCCCTATGTGCCAATCTGTTTAATGGATCCTTAATCCAAGCACGAATCAATTTCTCAGGATATAAACATTTTTTATTTGTATGATTGATTAATATAATAGCTAATAGTCTAAATAGCTCAGGAATAATATTTTTAAAGGGTAAAAACATATATAAGAACTGGATGGGCATAAAAGAAGGACCCCATCGACTTTTGTCAAAGTTATAATTTAGTATAATTCTTTTATCATCTTTACGCCTCATATCTCTAATCATATCTCTCATAATGACAAATTTTTTATCACCATGTGTCAGCATCTCTCTATCATCCTCTTTGCAAATCAGCCTACTATATGATTCTAGAATATTGATTAATATTCTCTTGTCTATAGGCAATATTAGTATTTCTCTAACACCTCCTATTTGATTTTTCTTAAAAATTTGGAAATAATGATCTTCAAATAATGTTTGTTTAATGATATCAAATGATGTCTCCTTGCCGTCATTCAATAATTCAATAATTCCCTCAATACAACGCCGTCTAGGATTTTGTCTTTGATATTCTTTAATTTCACCATCATTGTCATCTTTTCCTTCTGTTAAAACCCTTTTCTGATAGTCAACCAATGATTCTTGCTGTTTCATACCAATTTTTTCATTATAGAATTTATTATCACAGACTGAGCTTGATTTATATGTTGCGAATTCATCCAGTGTTTTATCTATAAATTTGTTACCAGCAGCCTTTTTCTGAGCTAATCCCAGTGGTCCTGAATTATACTGAGAAATTGATTGTAATTTAGCTCCAAGAATAACACTATTTGCATGAAATTGATTTTTGTGAGGATTATCAATTATCTCATTTATAATATTTAAATCATGATTATGATCGAGAGAACCTCCAGTGTGTAATTTGGTTGAATTTTTAATCTCTTGAAGAGAGGCTTCACCTTCTAACATTTTATCAAGAATCTGAAAACTAGCATGTGTTGGATCATCTTGGTTTTTATTAAATAACATAGTGAAGTACATCTCACATAATGCTTGGGGGAATATGATTTTTTCAGGACCATTGGTTAAAATTCTAGGCACTTCAAACAATGAGCCGGTGTATTTGTCAGAATAATCATATGGAGAATGGCTCATTTGAAATTTTCCTAATTGAAATGTTTTAATAAATTGATTCTCAACCATATCTTTGGAGTCAGCAAACTCTATTATCTTTTTTAATAAGTATGCTTGGAATGGTGTACGTAAAGGGTCCTGGAATTTTTTTGATAAATCACTCCTATACTTGAATAATGACAACAGATTCATAACCAAATATCTCACATCCTGTAGCATTTTACTAGTTGATCTTTTATTTTCCATGTAAATCATGATAATGATTCCTAACACATTGGATTTATCATCCCTTACACCTTCCAATAAGCTCGCTGTTCTAGTTGAATGGATGTATGCAAAATATGCCATCATAACTCTATCATAACATCTAATATAATGATCCAATCTATTAGCATCAGTGGATAACCACCTGGAATGATATATAATCCCATCTAATTGAAATGTTTTGAATATCCATGAGTTAGAATGTTTTGAGCTCTCAAGATTTTCTCTTAATATTAATAACTTAAACCAAATAATTGAAAGATTTTCACCAGTTCGCAATTTGGGACCTGGATATATCAAGAGATATAATCCATTAACACCAGTGGGTCTAAGGATAAAATTCTTTCTTCTTTCTGTTCTCATTGCATTGATATTTATCTCTCTATATATGGATTGACATATTTTTATATAATTAATTCCAGGACCATCAATCTGTTCCAATAATTCTTGCAAATTGGGAGATTTCAATTCATTAATGTTAGTTTTGGATAACATGTAGCTCATCTTGAGTATTTCATCATAAAATGTTGGTTCATTAATGTCAAACCAAAAATTTGTGTATTTATCATCTTGTTCCTTATGTTTAACACTATATGATGTATATTTCTTCCGATCAGGACCTTCTAGTGATGTGTGAAATTGGATATCAGATGGTAACTTCATCCGAAACATTGTCTCACCTGATTGTTTACTCAGTTCAAGTAAAAATGGATCTTTACATTCTTTAAGTGCAGATATCAAAATCATATTCAAATTTTCATCCTCATAAGTGACCCTTTTTGAAGAGTCTAAGTGTTTAGGTAAGAAAAAAAGGTAATGGAAGGAATGATCTCTTTTCCTTTGATGTTTTCCTTAGATCATGATATTCATAGAGGTTTTTAAACTGATAACCATCACTTTTATCTAATATTGTGTCAATTTTTTCAGCTTTATTGGTTAATAATTCCAATAATTTTTCATCATCATCAGTTATTTCAGGTGATTGTTTTGATTCCAACAAATCAATTAAAACTTCTGTGTTGATAAATGGTTTATTTTCGAATTTACCAAATGCCCTAATCACATCATCATTGCTCAATCCAAAACTTTTATCAGAGAATTGAATATGTAACCTACGCAAATTCCATTCTTGTCCTATATCAGTCGTATGTACTTGATGTAGTAATTCATTGATTGATTGTACAACTAATGAAATGGAATTAATTGTTATTTCGTCTAATTTATGGACATTAATCAATCTTTCTCGATCAGGGGCATTCAATAACATGGTAATTACCACAACATCCATCTCAACATCATAACCAGATTCCATAAGCACTGTATATAATAAAGAATATTTTGAGATCTTCTCAGTTTCAGCAAGATGACTTCTTGAAATAGTGAGTTCAAATAAAGTAACTTTGTTGCCTTGAACAATTATATGATCAGGGGATTGATTCTTAACTTCATGCCAATATTTGTGTGTGTGAGCCTTATATAGTAATTTATTTTCTGAAATTGGTTGTTCTCCAAATACCCATCCTCGACATCTACAGATTAAATAATGAACTGCATCATGTCGAATTCTATATAAATCATCATATTGATCAAATGTTTTTATTTCATTTGGTGACAACTCAGAATGTAGTGCTCTGATCAAAAAGCCTTTTTCAAATTTAATAGATAACGTTTCAGTTATTTGAGTGATTAAATCCATGATATATTTTTAGAAAAGGGGCTAT